GCAGGCTCACAGGCTTCGCCTACCAGCCTAGCGGATGGGGGGGAGGGGGTTCCAGGGCGCGGCGGGAATAATAATAACTATAATTCCACCCAAACAGATCAAATTTTGCAGTCGAATAAATCGCTTACGATTGGTGTGGATACGTTTATGGAAGTATCGCAATTGGTAGCTACACAAGCGGAAGTGGAGGAAGGAGAGGAGGTATTGGCTGCATCCAGTGCTAGTAATGTGCCGCCACTCCACGGTCACTCCCCTGCTGGGGAGTTGGAGGGAAAACAGTGTTTTGGTCAAGCAGGGATAATGGACAATAGTGAGAAGACACAGAGTAACAATAGTTCCCAATGGGTGGAGGAAGGGGAGGGGTTGGTGGGGAAGCTGTGTCGCAATAAGCAGTATAATGAGTTGCGGCTGTCCGGGGAGAAAGGGGAGCTGTGGACAAAGGTGGGGAACTGGCAGTGGCGGAGTGGGTTGGTGAGGGGGGAGCGGGTGTGGGTTAAGCGTGTGTGGGTCAGTGCAGATGACACGGACTCGGAGTATGTGGTGTTGCGGCGGATGGACGTGAATGAAGGGAAGGAGGAGGGGCAGGACGATGAGATGCCTGAGGAAGCGCCTGTTGCCGTGATCAAAGATGTCATTGAACCTATTGAGGAAGTTGTAGGAGAGGCGGCGCCGGAGCCTGACCGGAGCGCCGTGTTGCCACAGTTCCTGAAGCAGGAACCTGTCTATCCGCGCAAGCCTGAGTCAGCGGACGAGTACATTGCGAGGATCAGGGCGGACACAGTTAAGTGGGCCAACGGCATGGGGGCGTAACCACCCCGTGGAACTCATTTATGCCTAAAGGAGTCAAAGTAGATGGTAAGCATGGCAAGACGACCTACAGCCCTCAGAAGCTGGTTAATTCGCTTGCCGTGGCTACCTTGGAGGGACGGGGATTGGGCTTGAAGAAGCACCCAGCCTTGGCGAATGTTACCAACGAAGACAAACGACTGTTACAACGTATCGTAGGAATTACCGTGGAAGAATTTAATCAACGCCTGATCGGCAAACTAGACACCCTGGCAGACAAGATCGTGGACCGTATGCTAGACACGGTTGATGATACTCCGTTGCAGACATTGGGGTTCAACCTGGCTGTAGCCATTGACAAGCGGCAAAGGATTGCCGGCCTGAACGCCACTCAGGGGGCGAACGTCAACATCCAGGTCAACAACTACGGATCTCTCAGCAAGGAGGAGATTGTAGCTCGCCTCAGTGGGAAGGCGAGCGTACCAACCATTCAGTCAGCACCAATAGATCTTGCCGATCCCAATGACATCGATGCCAAGGTTGTGAAGAAGACTGGAGCCGTTAAGGAGTAGCAGCAACAGCAGGCTTTGCAGTTGCTGCCTTGTTAGCTTTGCGGAGCTTTTTCATCTCCTCAGAAAGCTTCAGGTATTCCTGCATCAGTTTATCATGCTTATCCAGCAGGCCAAAGAAAGCCTCTGCCTGCCTTCCGTTGTGCCAGTGCTGTTCAGGGGTGATTGGTTTGGTGGATGCGTTCATAATTAGTTGCGGCTGTTGTTATTCTTTTCCTTGGCAGCTTGGTTTTGTTTCAGCAACTGGGTTTTGATTTCAGCCAGTTCCTCTTTGCGCCACGGCTCGGACAGCATCTCCATCAGCTTGGGCGTCTCAATGGGTACAATGACCTTGGTCTCATGGCCCAATACCATCAAGCTATCCATCCAGATGTCGTAGCCAGATTCGCGGGCCAGTTTGCAGAACCCATAGTCCTCGGAGAGGAAAGCGTTTGGTTCGTCGTACCGGACGTTAAGTTCCCGTTCAATGCGGGCGCGCAATCTGTCATCATTCTTGCACTCAGCCAGAGCATTCTTAATTTCCTTCAGCCGGTAAGCCGACGTGTTGCGCCCAGTCAGTTCCATTGGAAACAACTCAGGAATAGACCTGGGTGCGCGATTGGGGTCAATCAGCATGGCAACGCGGTCTGGGTTGTCCGCAGCAATCTTCTTGAACACGGAGACTTTGATCTTAGAGAATCCGATGCTGGCCCGCTCAACCTTTTGCAACCCTTGCTCATTGGGTTCTTCCCCGGGCAAGGAACTGACGTGCCAGTGCGTGTCCAGCGACCGAGAGGCGTACACCGAGGTAACGATGTCGCAGTCATGGCCGATCAAGCGCATCAGAGCGCTATCCGTGACATCCACGCCGTTACGCTGGGCAAGTACATCTTTGTCCCAGAAGATAAGTTCATCAAACTTGTGCTCGATTGCGTATGCTGCAATTTCGTTGCGTGCAATCTGCACTGCTGGACCGTCCAGCAAGATCCAGTCTAGTTTTACATCAGGGATTTTAGCGGACGCCATAACCAGGCTGGTCCGAAAGTAAGATTTAGGAATTTCCCCTTTGAGGGGCGTTCCGATTAGAATGCGTTTTGTGGCCATGTGTTAAACCTGTATCACTTCTTGTTTTTTTGGAGTCAAAAATTAACCATCTGGTCTGGTATTAGCAGACCTAATAGTTAAATTTTATACTAAGTAACCAGTGGCTATTACAATTTATTGCGATCAGCGTGCGCCATGATTACAAAACTCGATTCCAATGAATGGCTGGTAGAACCTGACATTGCTGGAGCCAGGGAGTATGCTCGTTTGTCCATTTATCCTGAAGTCAATGGACTTAACATTGACGGACAAGGAACCATCCCTTGGCAAGAGTTGCAGCTAACGAGTTCCCTGCTGGCAACCTGTAAGAAAAAACCAAAGAAGAAATAACATTATGCCACTTGGTGACGTGCATTTCTGCGACGACTTTAAACCTGACTTTGGCATTCCGTGGGTGCCTAACCCGCCTGATTCTGTGCTGATGAGTTGGCCAAAAGAAAAGTTGGCTGAGTACCTGACTTTCCGTGAGCAACGTAACCATGACGCTTTGATGAACCCTGTTGGTGCCGGCTGGATCCTTCCGTCATGGCAGACGATGATGAAGAACTGGGACAAGTACACCAATCACGTCATCCTAGGTGGCAACCGTAGTTCAAAATCGATGATAGCCAGCAGGTTATGCGTTTGGGCAGCTGGCACTATTCCCGGTGCAGAAGTTCGCGCATACCACGTAAACGAGGATAGATCCATTGAGGACCAGCAGCGCATGATCTGGGATGCTTTACCTCACGGCATCCGCAACCTTCCCACCAAGAAAGGGCTGAACCATAGCGTCCAGTACTCGCAGAAAAATGGGTTCACAGACAACATCTGCATCCTTCCCCCCGTTAACGGATTTCGCCGTGGGGGAAGCATCAAATTCAGCAACTACCGATCCTATCAGGCTGACGCACAGGTCGCCGAAGGCTTTAAAGCCCATTTGATCTGGTGTGACGAGGAATGCCCCCAAAAGATGTTTGAGACGCTGCAATACCGCACAACGGACTACCACGGGCGCATCATTCTGACGTTCACCACCCTGACTGGCTGGACTCCCTTGGTTCAGGACATTCTGGGTAAGACTCGGACCATTGAAAAACGGTTTGCTCCATTAGTTGGCCGTGAACTTCCCGTTGTCCAAGAATCCCTATCTCGCCCCGGCACCATCATCTATTACTTTTGGACAGAAGACAACAGCTTCATCGATACGTCCGATTTCCGAAACAAGCTTTTGGGCCGCGCCAAGGACGAAGTGTTTGCCCGCGCCTACGGCGTCCCCACCAAGAGCATGACCAGCGTCTTCCCAGGCTTCAACAAGGAGATCAACGTTATCCCGCATGAGAAGCTGCCTTGGACTAACAACGTCGATTACAATGTGACACGCTACATGGTGCTCGACCCAGCCGGGTCTAAAAACTGGTTTATGTTGTGGGTAGCCATTGATGCCGCCGGCACTTGGTGGGTTTACCGCGAGTGGCCAGACTACGATGATTGGGCGCTTCCCGGCACCGGCCCAGAAGGCAAAGCAGGTCCAGCTCAGAAAGGTTCTAAGAAAGGCATCAATGATTACGTCGAACTGATCAAAAACTGCGAGGAAGGCGAAAAGGTGTTTGAGCGGTTTATCGATCCCCGCCTTGGCGCCGCTGAACGGCAAGCTGCCAACGGTGCAACGACCATCATCAGCGAACTGGACGACGCAGGCATGGTCTTTCTTCCCGCACCTGGTGTTGAAATTGAGAACGGTCTACAACTCATCAACGGCCTTCTGTCCTACGATGAGAACAAACCCATCTCATCACTTAACGGTCCTAAACTTTATATCAGCGAGCGTTGCCAGAACCTAATCTACGCCATGCAGGAATACACTGCAAAGGGAGGAAAGGAAGAAGCCACCAAGGATCCAATCGACTGCCTACGCTACCTTCTCGTGTCTCAATGTTCGTTCGTAGATCCAAACGTGAATGAAACTATTGATGATAGAACTTGGAGTTATTGATTGCTTGATTTATTAAAAACCTACAATAGTGGTGATTTAAGCCTATGAGTTCTATTGACGGCAACGCCAAATCCATGACTTCAGATCCAGGACTGCAATTGGCTCCATCTGAGAACGAAGGGCCGAGCTTCAACCTGTTGAAGAAAGCCTTCGAGGATTGCGTGCGTGATAATCAGCCGTTTATTGACCAGTGTCGGCTTAACTACGAGACTCGTTATGCCATTTGGAACGGCCAGTCCGCTGACGGTAAGAAGCATTCCCGCGAAGGTAGCAAAGTAACGCCTACGCCGTGGGATGGCGCCAGTGATCTGCGCGTATTCCTCGTTGATAACATCATCAACAAGAAGGTTGCCATGAAAGGCATGGCCTTCAAACGCTCCAATCTCACTGCTGTTCCCGTTGGTTCTGAAGACGGTTCACGCAGTCAGCTTGTCAGCAACTTTATGCGTTGGATGATCCAGACGCAAATTCCAGAAGTTGAGCGCGAAATTGAGATGTGCGCCAATTTCATGGATGAAAAAGGCATCGCTGTCATGGGTCAGTTCTGGGAGAAGCGCAAAGAGAAGGTGATGGTCAGTGTTCGCCTGCAAGACCTGCAAGAACAGTTTCCAGCCATCGACATCATGGCTCTGCTGGAGGATAAGAGTGCTGCGGATGACCTGAAGGAGATCTTCGTCAAACAATACGAGTGCTCCAAAGGCAAAGCTAGCAAGATGCTTCGTGAGTTGCGTGAAATTGGCGAGACCACTGTTCCAATGGACGGTCCAGAGCGGTCCTACCCGATCATTCGCGCCTTCAACCTCGACGAACACGTTTTCATTCCTTCGTTCTCGACGGATCTTGAGCACACGCCCGGCATCTACCGCGTAGAATACTTTACCGCCGAGCAGTTGCGTGCTCTGGTGCAGACCGACAACTGGGATGAGAACTGGGTTGAGGCTGCAATCCAGAAAGTGCGCGGCCAGCTGATCACGATCAGTCCAAGCGAGTACCTTCAGCCGATCAGTCGCTCGTTCGTCTACACCCAGCAGCGGTTTACTGACCGCATTGGCGTCGTGTATGCGTATCAGCGTTTGTCTGACGAGGATGGCACGCCTGGGATCTACTGCACCATCTTCAATCCGATGCTTCCGCCGGATCAGAACCATGAGGGTTATGCCAAAACCGGCCTCCTTGGTTACGCTCACGGCGAATACCCGTTTGTTCTTTACCGCCGCGAGTACCTGAGCCGCAAACTGCATGACTCCCGTGGCCTTCCTGAGCCAGGTAAGCCTTGGCAGGACCAAATCAAGGCCCACAAGGACTCTCGCATTGACGCAGCCTCCCTCGGCATCCTTCCGCCCATCTGCTACCCGCAAGGGCGACCACCGGGCCGCTGGGGTCCAGGTGCAATGATCTCGGAGCGTCGTCCAAACGAGTATCATTACGCGGACCGCCCAATTCCTGACATGAACACCAACACGTC